CGGCGGCGTCGGACAGGCCCAGCGCGGGCATCCCCTGAATATCGGCAGGCAGGATCACATCGTCATGCGGGATCCACGGCAGGGCGAAGCTGCGCATCGAGCGCGCCTCGCGATTGCCGACGGTGGCAGGCGCGCCGAGCGGGACCGAGGGCAGGAGGCTCAGAACCCCCTCGCGCTGTTCGATCACGATGGAACGCTGGCTGACGCCTTCGAAGCGGAAGAGGCCGATCTGGCCCAGCCGGGTGTAGAGGTTGGGCAGGATGTTGATGGCCTGCGTCATCTCGGCGAGCGAATAGCCGCCCGCGTCAAACGGGTTGCGCGTGATGGTCATGGGGTACTCCAGGGGAAACAGGGGATGGGCAGGAAGGAAGAATGCGCGGCCAGATCAGGCCGTATCGCGCGCGATAATGCCGATGGCCGCGAGCTGGCCCAGCTTGGTGGTGATCTTGGGCGCATCATCGACGGTGGCGTCATAGGCGAGGCTCGCGCGCGACACTATCGAGGGGCCGCGTGCGACGACAATGCCGACTGCATCTGCAAGTGTGGCATCGACAGCGTAAAGCAGGACGGCGCCTGCGGTCTGCGCGCCGTCGCTGCCACCGCTGGTGGCCAGCTTGTATTTGCCACTGGCGGTGATGCGGCCCAAGACCGAGCCGACCGGATAGGCTGTCCCGGCCAGCAATGTGACGGTCTCGCGGGTGAAGTTCGGGTTGACCTCGTATTTGAGGACATCGCCCATTGTGGCGGGTTGATAAAGCACGGTCATGGCGGGGTTCCTGTGTCAGGGGTCAATGGAAATCCCCCGCCGATGCGGCGGGGGAGAGAGGGCAGTCCAGTTGGCTGGTCGGAGGTATCAACCGCGCGGTGAAGCGGCTGCGCGTTTCGCAGCTGCAACGATCGGGCTTTCCTTTGCCAGCGGCAGGACCAACGACGGCGGTGCGGCGACGATATCTCGGGCGTCCGCAGCTGCGCTGGCGCGCTCCAGCACCAGTTTGCGCAAGGCCTCGGGTGCGGTGCCGTCGCGCAGCGCTTTGGCCGCGTCGATGGTGATCCCAAGGCGGCCCGCCTGTGCCGCGATCTCTGTGATTTCCGCCGCCGCCTCGCGCAGCTGCACCGAGAGCTCGGCCAGATTGTTGGTCTGCGTGGCGGTCTGCTCTGGGGCCGGTGCCGCAGCAGCTGGAGCGTCAGGTGCAGTGGGGGCCGGGACCGGAGTAGCAGGTACGTCATCGGCGGCGTCGGTTTCACCATCTTCAGTATCGGTTACACCGATCTCGGTATCTTGCGGGCTGTCGTCGGGGTCATTCTCGGTGGCCATGATTACCTCCTGTCTGGGGTGGGTTGACGTGCGGGATTTAGTTGCTGCCACGCGATGGCTGCGCGTGGGCGAAAGGATCGGAGTGCGTGTCAGCATCTGGCGGAACGCGGCAAAGCCCCGGGCCAGATCGGTGACCTCATCGGCAAGGCCTGCGGCGACGGCATCGACCCCGCGGAAGGTCGCAGCTTCGGTCGCCAGAGCTGCCTCCTGGCTAAGCCGCCCAGCGCGCCCGGCGGCCACGGTTTCCGCGAAAAGAAACCGCAACACATCGATCTCGCGCTGGATGTCGTCGCGCACGGCTTCGGGCAGGGGCTGGTAGGGATTCCCATCGACTTTGTGCTGACCTGAATGCACCAGCGTGACGCGCACCCCGTCCTGATCCAACTGGCCGCTCAAGTCGGCATGCAGTACCACCACGCCGATGCTGCCCAGCGCGCCGGTGCGCGGTAGCAGGATACGATCGGCCTGGGACGCGAGGGCATAGCCTGCCGAGAAGGCGTGTTCGGCGACGAAAGCCCAGACTGGCTTGCTGCCCCGGATGGCACGAATGTGATCTGCGAGGTCAAAGACACCCGCCACTTCGCCCCCGAAACTGTCAATTTCCAATGCAAGGCCGCGCACAGCAGGGTCTTCAGCCGCCGCCTCGATCTGCGCGGCGATCCCCTCATAGCTGGTCTGGCCTGAGGATTGGCCGATCCAGCCACCGCGATGGATCAGCACGCCAGAAATCTCGATCACCGCAATCCTGTCCACGACCGGGTAGGGTGCGTCGCCGTGCTGGCGAAAGCTCTCGGTCAAGCCACCTGCTAGAATGCTGGCGCGCGCCGGCAGGGGGACGGTGTTTTCAAACCCGTCACCACTGTCCGCCAACTCGACCCGCCGCCCCAAGATGCGCCGCCCGAGCCCGGATAGAAATGCCGTGGCCTTGGAGGGTTCAACCAGCAGCGGCGTGTTGAAAGCGCGCGCGGCAATACGGGCATGGAGCATCAGGGTTGGTCCTCGTCTTTGCGCGGGTGGTCTTCCGCGTCGTCAGTTGCATCTGCTTGGTCCTCGCCCTGCGGCACTGCCTGCACGCCTTGCGCGGGTGAGCCCGGCCGACGGAAGTCGAGGCCGAGCAACCGCTCGCGCGTCCGTTCCGCCGCAATCTCGCGGTCGACCTGTTCGGCGTCATAGCCGCGCTCGGCGATGGCTTGTGTGCGGGACTTCAGGCCTGCTTCGATCTGTGCGATCTCGGCATTGGCGTCCTTGAGCGGATCGACCCAGTCCCATTTCGTGGGGAGCCAATCGGCGGTGAGCAGCCTAGATCGGTTGGCCTCGTAGCCGGGCAGGATAAGGGCACCTGACAGCACCGCCGCATCCATCCAGCGCGCATAGACGGGTCGGCAGAGTTGAAAAACCATGACCGAATGCTGCCAAGCCGAGACGCGGCGGCGGAACTCTATCAGGGCAAGGCGCGAGTTGGAGAAGTTGCCCTTCACCATGTCATTGGCGATGTAGGGGTAGGGGATGCCCAGCGCGGCAGATATCTGCAGCAGCGTCCGGTACTGGAACGGCTCATAGGTCGCGCCGCTGTCGGCAGGTTGGCCCACGGTGACGTCTTCGCCCGGATCCAACCGCACGATCTGGCCCGGGCTGATTTCCACGCCGGCGGGGCTGTCTTCGTCCTCGGCGGGCGCGAGAGGGTTTTCTGGCGCGGGCGAGGTCACGAACATCGCATACATCGCCGCGACCTTTTTGCGGTCGAGCTCGGCATCGTCGTACTGATCGAGCAGGAACAGTTTCACGATGGCGGGGGCCAGTTTCGACACCCCGCGCAGCTGGCCGCCCTCGACCGGGTCGATGACATGGATCACTTCCGCGGCGGGAACGCGGACGATCTCGCCCGCCAGCCCCGGATCGGTGCTGTCGCCTGGATGGCGGCGCAGGAAGTGATAGGCGACGCGGCGGCCGATCCGGTCGAATTCGATGCCCTGACGGATGACGTTGCCGTTCGCTGCCGTCCCGGTCTGTTCCAACGGCAGCATCTCGGCCGGCAGCATCTGCAGTTGCAGGGGCACGCTCAGCCCATCGCCCGGGCGGCGCATCCGGATCCGGAAGAACACCTCGCCTGCCATGAACACCTCACGGGCGGCGCGGCGCTGGAGCCCGTAGAAATCGGTGAGTCCCTCCGCGTCTGCATCGTCGGTCCAGGCGAGCCAGAGGCGCTGCAGCTCTTCCTTGCGCGCGGCATCCACGATTTTCGAGATCGGCTTGATCCCGTCGCCGACGGTGTTGGCGGCCCAGCTTTCGACCGCATTCACCGCATAGCCGTTGTTGCGCACAAGCCAGCGGGCGCGGGCGGTGATGTCGGGACCAGCGGCTGCAATCAGCGCGTTGACATGCGCGCGCGTCGCGCGGAACCCGCGCAGGCGCCGGTGGTGCTGGCCGGCGTCGAACCCACCGATGAAGGCCCCGAGGCGCTGCCGCCAGTTCATTGCGCCGCCCATCACAGATCCTTCACAGCGTACGGACGCAGCACCCGCCCAGCGCCACGTTCCAGCTTGGCGATGCGGCGCTCAATATCGCCGATTGCTGCGGCCAGTTCCGCGTCCGAGCCGTAATTCACGGTCTTGCCGTCATAGCTGACCGACCGCGTACCGCTGTAGCGCGCGGCCAGCAGCGCGCTGTGGCGGGATTTCAGTTGGTCGAGGGTCATCGCGGTTTGCTCATTCCATGTATCGCGGCGTGCTGATCTTCCAGCCGCGCCGCCTTGGGGCGGTTACTTGCCCGGCTTGCGGGGCTGTCGGTTTCTCCGGCGCGGCATCCATAGGCACAGCGGCAGTTTCCACCCCCGCCTGTTTCTCCAGCTGCTGCC